ATTTTGTGGAATTCCGTGTTGTTTTGCGTTCAAAACTTTCCAATATAAATGATAAGGAACGGAATCTTCGTAAGGAAACAAAACTGGATTGCCGTTAACGGATTTTCCGCCAAGCATTGCAACCCATTCCGAAAACGTTTTTCCGTTGTCATCGGATAAAAGTCCTTTGACATTCTCAAAAATAAAAAATCTTGGTTTATTAACCTGGATGAATTCGTGCGAATTGAAAAACAAAACGCCGCGCTTGTCATCTTTACCAAGTCGCTTTCCGGCCAATGAAAAGGATTGACACGGCGGCGAAGTCATATAAATATCCAAAGATTCGGAAGGAATTTCACGTTCATAAACGTCTTTTGGATAATATTCCGGTTCGCCGTAATTATGAATAAATGTTTCCCTGGCGTACTTGTCCCAATCGCAAGCGTAAATTGTTTGATAATCAATTTTTAATCTTTTGAGTGCTTGATCGAATGCGCCAACTCCGGAAAAGTCCGAACCAACTTTAATTTTTTTCATAACGTTTCAACTTTTAAGATTAGTTTTGGCCACATGGCCATTAATTGCAAAGCATGTTCCTTATCCAATGCTTCCAGGATTCGAATTCCGATGCGTTTTTTTCCGCTTTCGAAATAGTTAAATGTAACTTTGTATCTTTTCATTTGTCTTTTATTAAAATGTGAATTCTTGTTGATCAACTGGAACATTGAAATCTTGTCGTTCCAAATAGTCAAGGTAAAGTTCAAGGTTGAATGTTCCGCCTTTGTCGCCTTCGCAACTTTGTTCACGCCACCAATTCATTTTTCGTTTTAATGAAAAGGTTGTTTGTGTGAATTGGTTTTCTTGTTGTTTAATTGGTTGTTTCATTTGTGGTTATAATTTAGTAAATAAACTTTTGGTGATATTTCTTCGAAATGTGTTAAATTCATGTCGTTAAAATTTCTATTAAAATCTTCAAGTTGTAAATTAAACGTGTGATATTGGTCAACTTCAATGTTGATTCCGGTTAAAATTACAATGTTGATCCTGGCGATTTCTTTCATTTTTTGACAAGCTTGGTCAAAATCAAAACAGTTGTCCAAAACGGCGAACGCGCAAATTGTGTCAAATGATTTTGGTTCGAATGTTGATTCTTCAATGTTCATCAAAATTGAATCGGTATTTTCAACCGGAAACGCGTCGATGCCAGTATAATCAATTTCTTTTGGAATGAATTTTCGAAGCGTTTGCGATCCGCAACCAACATCAAGAATCGAATTTCCGTAACCGCATTTATTCAAATGGTCGCCATAATTCCGAATCGGTTTTTCCAATTTGATGTTGTCATCGTGATTTTTCCAAGATGCGCGCCTTTTCTTCAAATTGGCGGTTGCATCAATCCATTGTTGTTTTGTAACTTTCATTTTTTTATTTTTAGTATTCATTAAAATATTCTTCGTCAAGTTCTCGACTTTCCAACCATTCATCCAATCCATAATTATTCACATCTTCAAGAACAACATCTTCAATGGCCGATTTTACTTCGCGCATTTCTTCGCTGCTCGGAAAATACGGATGACAAATTCCGTTGATCCATTGCTCGCAATCGTCGGCGTAAACTTCAATTCTTGTTTCTTGCGTTTCTTGATTGTGACTGGCAAATTCCCAGGTGAAAAAAAGACAAAATTCAATCTTGTCAATTTCATAATATAAGGAAAGATTGTTTTGATCAATCCATTCTAATTCTTCGATGTTCATAATTTAGTTTTTGAAAATGTTAAACGCGTTTTCGATTTCTTTCAAATCTTTGTCCTGGATAAATGTCGCCATTGTTTGAATAATCAAATGTAGTTGATAAGTTGTCAAGGAATTTTCTTCTTGTTGCTTTTCTAAAAAGTCAAGCGTTGCAATGAAATCTTTCATTTGTTCAGTTTTATAAGTTATTAAATAATTTTGCGTTTTCATTTGTTTAGTCGTTTAGTTTAAGAAATTTTTCGTAATTAGAAAGCAAGTTTATTAAATTGCTTGTTTGAGCTTCGTTAAATTTTTTGCTTAATGTATTAATAAATTTTTTAGCGTTCTTTTCTCTTATTAATTTTTCAAATGATTCCAGTACATTTGCGCCGTTAAATTTTAATTTGTAATCTTTTTCTTGGTTTGTCATATTGTTTAGTTTATAAATTATTTTTCAAATCTACGGCGTTATTTTATAACTGCAAAACTTTATCAACATTATTTTTAATAAATCAACAAATTTAGAATGATTCTAAATAAGGAATGAACACAAAACGCGATCATGTATAGAAAACGCAAAAATTTGGACATGATAAATAAGGTTATTGTTGGAAAAAAATGTCACTTATATTAGCCAAAACGTGACGAATGGCGGTTAATTGGCTAATATATTAATCAAAATATATGCGTCAATCGTGCGACCTGGCCGAATTCTTTGTGATGAAGGAATCCTTCGACCGCCTTGATTGATAAATAACCTTTTTTGTGATGCCAGGAATCCGAACCGGACGGCGAACGCAATGATTCAACGGTGATTCCGATGTAATCGCGCGAAGATTTATGGTGAATGTGATGCGTATAAATATATCGATGCTTTGATTTTGACCATTCAATCGGAAATTCCGCAGCCATTAACAATGGAAGGTCTTGTTGCTTTGCGCCGTCGCCATGTGTCGTTCCGATTAGATTCTTTCCATACAAAAAACCTTTGCGATGCGCAATCGAACAATCGAAAGTGATGTTCTTTGAATCTTTGAACCAGGTTTGAATAACGTCCGCCAAAAAGAACCCAGACATGTAATCATGATTCGACGGATTGAAAGTGAAATGAACATCGGCAATCGGTAAAAGCATTTCAAGAATTTCAACGTAAAGTTTTTTCGCGGTTAAAAAATTTGAATACCACATGCCGTCGGTGTCCTGGGGTGTTCCGGCGGTTGTTGTCCGGTTCGGCGTGTCAATGTGCAAAATGTCGTTGCCACCGATAAAAAGAATCTTGTCGATCTTGAATCCTTTTGCCTTGTTGATTATTCCTTGAACACCTTCGCGAACTCTTTTTACGGCCACCTGGCAATTGTAATCTTCGCCAGTTTCGAAAGCTTCGCATAATTTGCCGATGTGGATGTCGGCCGGATCAACAATTAAAAGATGACCTTCAATTATTTCTTCGCGTTCAATTGGAATGTATTTCGGAATGTGGTTCGAAATCGAATCAATGATTTCTTGTTTCATCTTTTCGAATCCTTGTTGATCTTCGGTCTTAAAATTTGGATTCTTAAAAAATAATGATGCGGTTTTATTCTTGATCCAACCGTGTTTGACGTTCTTTTCGTCAAGGCCGAATTGTTCCGATTCGCGTTTTATCGCACGGTATTTTTCCAAAACTTCCGCTTCGTCCAAACTTAATCTTGGTCTTGTCAAACTATTTTTATAAATTTATCAACGATTCGCAAAATTAAAAATGTCGCGAATCCGGCTAAAAATCCCCATAAAAATAAACTCCAATTCGTTTTGCGTTTTTCTTGTTGAATTTCTTTTCGCTTTTCTTTTGAATCTTTATAAATATATTTGTATTTCAAAACGTCTTGTTTGACAAGTTGCGTTTTGTAGCGATATTCAATCCTGGTTTGCCATTTCGTTTTCGGAAGGTAAACATTTCTAAAAAACACAACCGAATCGACGCGTTTAAGTATCTTTTCGTATCGTATCGTATCGCCGACATAGTAAGCAATCGAATCAATGGTTGCAATTTGAATCGTGTCACTATCTTGAACAATCTTCAAGCCGTGTTTAAGCGCCTTTTTATAATGGTATTGCGCTAAGCGTTCACTTGAACAAGCAAACATCGTTAAAACGCTTAAAAATGTGATTAGTTTTTTCATAAGTTTTTCAGCATTTCAATCATTCGCGGACAAGGATAAATGTCGGACTTGTCGTGACGAACCGAATTGTGTGTGAAGATTCCGTTTTCACTTCGCAAAGCGCGCTTGTCGATGTCAAAAATTGAATCGTTGTATTCCTTTGAAATTCCGTAAGTATCGCAAAGATAAACGAGCAATTGTCGCGTTGATTCGATTTGTTCGTCGGTGTATCGTTGCCAAAATATGTGACCTTTATATTTGCCGTTTAATTCGGTGACTTGGCTGCGGTCAACTCGTCCGCCAACATAGTTCACAAAATATCCGTTTTGCTTTTTTAGCGGCCCATAATTGCAAATTTCAATTCCAATGGAAATCTTGTCCAAGCTTCGATAAGTGACGCCCATTTCGGCGAAAACTTCCGGCTTCAATCCAAGGTGATAAGCCCAGTGCTTTGATGAAAACAATTGAACGATTGTTCCCTTTTCACCGATAACGAATGCCGTCGCGACTTTACCTTCTTTTTGTTGAAAGTATTTTGCAACCGCTACCGGATTGCCACCGCCGGCCGTATGGTGAAGATAGATTTGTTTCTTTTCGTGAACGTCTTGAAGATATTGATCGTTAGATAGACGGTGTTGAACTATCTTTGTTATGTCTAAGTTCATTTATGTCGTTTTTAATTTCTTTTGCCCTGGCGAATAAATTTTTCATTGATTGCCAAATGTCGATTCCTTTGACCGCCTTATAATTCTCATTAATGGAAATGACTTCGATTGAAACAAGAACCAATGAAAGAATTTTCGTCAACATTAAAGGAACGGAAAAGAATTTCATGATAATATCATTAAGAATAAAATAATCAATTAAGTAAAATCCAATAACTGCGATTTCGTATAAAAATAGTTTTGAAATAACGGCCGATAATTTTCGCGATGTGATTGGAATCTTTAATTTTCTTGACTTCCAAATTCCAGTTAAGGTATCGACAAAGATTGCAAAACCAATTAAAAATAATATTCCGGAAATTTGTAAAAAAAACGCGGCGGTTATTGCAGCCAATTGAAAGATTGATTTTTGAATTGAAGCCAGTAAGATTGTTAATTGTAATTTCATCGATTGTCAAATTGTTGCGCCAATTGATGCGTCAAAAACAAACCAAGCGCGACGCCGCCAAGCTTCAAAAATAACGCGCCTTCAAAATACATTGCGATTGCCGTCAAATAAGCGGAAACAAAAAACATGACGGACAATGATCTTAAATGCTTTTTCATAGTATATTATGTTTAATTGTTCTCAAAATCATAATTATCGTAAGGAATTTGACACCAATTTTCTTCGTCGTAAATGTTGACGGACATGTTCATCGTCCAACCGGCCGTAACGTCGTGCGATCGGTTGATAAATGGCGTCGTCGCGATTGTTCCTTCGACATCAAGGAAATCTTCGAATCGCCATTGTTTGAAAGTGACGTGAATGTCCTTGCAAATTGATAAACAATCCGAATGTATTTCGTCAATCTGGCGATATTCTTGAATGTTGTATTTGTCCGCAATTGAAATAATGCAATTGACATTGACAAAATTGTCGCCGATTGATCCTGGTTGCAAAGTTATAATCATTATCGGATAATTTACCGCGTCGCGTGATACGGCATCAAGGAAATCGCCGAAAAAGAAATCATTTATTTGCCGGTGCTGCGTCGCAATGATTTCGAATTCCTTTTTTAGTTGGTTCAACGTTCTTTCCATGTTGTTTCAAAAATTTTTTTAGTTGTTCAATTTGTTTTTTCGACGCCTTAAACTTCATATAATAAAATTAATTGGTGTATATCCGCTTCGATCCTTTCGCATGTCTTCGGCGCAATGTCCAGGACTTGAATTTGTTTCGATGTATTCCGGATATTTGACGCCATTATCGACGATTAGATGAACGATTAATCTTTCCTTATAGAAATACGCGTCTTTTCTTAATTGGTCGCGCAAAGCGCTTGTTTCGCTATCGGTGTTCGGTTGTATGTTTTCATCTTGAACACGACCAACCGATTTGTTCGT